TGTTTCGAGCAGTTCGAGGAATTTTTTACGAAGCGATGGAGGGCTGTTTTTCTCAACCTCCCTGATGAAAACTTCGTAATCCAATGGAAGCACATCAGGCAATCCAAGGCGATTCTTGGCTTCCCATGCAGGGCTCCAGTTGGTGTGGATCACGCGATCCCCGGCGATAGCCTTCTCGCTGCGTCCTTCCTTCATTTTAAAAACCTCATAGGTGGCGAATAGGCAGGCGTCTGGCCATTCGCGCAGGAGAGCTGTAAAGAACTTGTGTCCTTTGAGTTGGTAGCGATCCCATGCGGTGCCGTCTGGCGACATGAAGTTTTTGATTTCAACATGGGAGAGGATGACAATCGACATATTCTGGCGAGCGCGAAGCAGATCGAGTTTTTGGAGAAGAACAGAAAGCTCCTGTTCCGCCGCCTTGTAACCTTTCTGCCAGCCCCCACCAACGTCCTCGATCGACTGAATCTTTGGCGAGTTAGCCTTGCGAACAAGGTAGTCGTGCAGTAGGCGCTCCAGTGAGTCGCTGGTGTCGATGACGAATGACTTGTGGCCATGTGCATCTACCGTCAGCGCTTGGACAGTATCGAGCACCTCTTCCCACGATGCCGGGGAAAGATGCGCGACATGGTCGAGCCCAGTGAGACCTTCCTCTGGTGCCAGAAAGAGAGGGTCAGGAAATGCGGCTCCAAAAGAACTCTTGCCGATACCTTCAGGCCCGCAGAGAAGGACGCGAGGCGGGAGGTTTTGACCGCCGCGTTTGATGTTGTCGAGGATACTCATGATGTTTTACTTAAGGAGGACGGCACTGAGGCGATCCATGTGGTTGCTGAATGCTTGTGTGAAGCGGCGTCCAAAGCCTTCCGACTTGGGATCGCCTGATGATTTTTCCGCCAGCTTGGTTGCTGTTGGAATGCGGAGATTGCGATTGTGGATGTACTCACAATCATGGAACGGGACGAACGGAAGACGCCGACCATTGATGATGGTTTCAGCGCAACCACAGGTAGCGAGACGTTGGTTCATTGATGTATTGGTTTGATGTGGATGTGGACTATTACTGAGGCGAGTTTGGGTGTCCAGCCCAACCTGCATAATTTTGCGATGCAGCCCAAGCGTCGAGAGACCGGCGCTTGATCATGCGATCGATCTCGCGGGTTTTTGGATCGTAATAATCCTTAAAGCGGATGCGCCCCTTGCGAGCGAATTTTCCAATCTTATCGAACAGGCCGAAGCCAGATGACGATGACGCGATGGCCATCGCGATAAGGATACGGCGGTATCCGCGCTCCATTTGGTTGACTAGGCCGATACTGTTGTGGTTTTGACGTTGCATGGTGTTTGTTTATTTTGGGTTGGTTGGTGAGTGGATGAACCAAGGGCCGGTACAAACCTTTCGTCTTGGCGTGGCGCACAAATGAAACACCACCCCGCTTACGCCAGTTCCCTTGGTTCAAATTATTCATAATACAATGAAGGGCTTCAGGAAGGCCTCTATGGCTGCGTGGACATACGATCCGAGGATCAGGGCCTCCTTGTCGTCCCCAACGCGCTCCACGGGTTCCTCGTACTTCAGGAAGTAGTATTGAGGGCATTTGCGGAGGGCTCGCAGGGATGAGTTTGTCAGGAGAGACTTGTCAGAAATACTGTTAGTTTTTTCTGACAGCTCTGCGTGCTTTACCTCTTTCCGGGCGTAGTTGATGCCGTCCACAGATGCCCGACCAGCGCAGAGATTGAACATCTCACAGGTGCTGTACTGATGGCAGGCATCTGGGTTCTTTGGCCAGAGGGCATTGCGGCGGTTGTACAGGATGACCTGCGACTGAGACCATGCGTCCTTCATGTACGCCTCGAGGTCACGATTGGATCGGACGATCTCACGCTGGACGAAGTAGTTGAAGGGATCACTTTCGATCTCATCGTGAAGGCGGACGTAATACTCATCGGGAGTTTCCTTGCGAGTGACAAGCGAGTAGCCGTCATCCACGCTGGCCGACTCACGCCACTTTTTGCCGTCCTTGGTGCGGACGCGCTCGCCTTCGAGGTTGACTACCTGCTTGACGCCGTCGGCATCGAGAACTGGAACATTGAGGGGTCGGTTAGCGGGCTTGCGCATCACGTTGTACAGCACGCTGCGGCACTCGGGGTACTGCCGAGAAATGTCGATGATGTACTTACTTATTTGTGTGTCCATTACGAGAGCTGCCCAGTAGTCCGAATCAGCGCCAATCTGGTCGCTGGTCGTCTTGTGCTCCAGCAGCTTGATCTCCCGGGTGGCACGATGACGGAGGACGCCATCCTTTTTGCCAGCCTCAAGGAAGGTCTTAGATGATCCGCCCGTCTCGGGGTTCAGGAGCTCGAATGCAAATTCGCTCTCCACCTCCAGAACATCGTGAACCTCCAGCACAGGCAGGAAGGCGTATGTCCATCGAAGGAACATCGCCTCCGCCTTAGCGGTGATGTAGTCGCGCTGGACTGGGAAGACGGAGCCAGCATCGCTGATGGCTTTTGAGAGGGTGATTGTGTCGATTCCTGTATACATGGGATTTATTGGGTTAGATTAGTGATTCTTCGCCTCGATTTCGGTGATGTAAAAATGGATTCCTGCGGCGCATTCTTGTGTGAAATCCTCGCACCATTCATGTGCTACAACCCTCTCTCCAGCCTTATAGGTAAGAGGTTTTACACTGCTGTTTGTATCACTATTGCTTTTAGCAGTTTTGCCTTCCGAGATTTCCAATACATCGGCGTACTCAGCGCGGCATTTTCTGCCAAATGCGTGAGATCGTTTCGCATCTTTGGGAATAAGTAGTTTGACGATTTTACCGTATTGGCATTTCTTCCATCCAATCAAGTCACCTTCCCCGAGAATGCGGGTTCTGGCGATAACAAGATCCGCATTCAAAGCACCGGACAGGTTGGCACCGGACAGGTCGGCACTGTACAGGTTGGCACCGGACAGGTCGGCACGGGACAGGTTGGCACCGGACAGGTTGGCACCGGACAGGTTGGCACTGTACAGGTTGGCACCGGACAGGTTGGCACCGGATGAAATTGCCATTTTGAGCAATGCGAGAATTGAATCTGCATCTCCCTTAAACAGCACTTTGGATGAATCTAAACGATGGGTAATTTGAAGTTTCATTTATTTATGAATTGATTGATTGATTAACTTTCGAGACCCAAAATAACCCAACCACAGAAACTGTCGAGAAAAACTTTCAATTATTTTCATGGGCCACAGACGCCCATGAATACTAGCTCTACGACCTAATACTTGTACGTCGTCTTCCCGAGTTTCTTGCGAACTGGCGTCCCGGAGTGCTTTCCTGAGAATTTCACATTGGATAGGTTTTCCTTGTAAACCTTGGGGTCGATGGGTCTTTCCCAATCACCTTTCCCGGCCCCCCAGCTCATTTGAGATTTTGGAATGATTTCACTCATAGGATATTGTCTTACGTTGTAATTTCTTCGCATCCGCCATCTCCGTCAGTTGAGCGGTATTTTCGGGTGATCCTGTCGATTCCTGTGGTGGAAAACTCTTTCGGGAATGCTTGGGTTATCGGATTTAATGTCTCGTCGAAGTCGCGATCGTATTTCCCATACTCTTTAGAAATTCCTGAGTTCCATGCCTGCTTCAGCCCTCCCGAGCCAGCGCTGGCTGTCCTCTTGCCATCCACCCACCATTCCAGCACAACCTCGCCGTCAGAGATGATAGATTTTGTGGCATCGCGAGCCATGGAGCGCATGACGAATGGCCATACGAACCACTTGTAAAGACGAGAGAACAGCCAGTCTTTCATTTTGTGTTGATGATTTTGTCCACTTCTACCTTCAGGTCTTCAAGTGATCCATCATTGTAGATGACATGATCAGCGGAGATGGGCTGCTCTTCGCTTTTATGTGAGGCCACGTCTTTACGGCTGGAGCGTACGATGCGAATGATTGTTCCGCCCATTTCGCGGATACACTTTTCTTCGTTGGGAAATCGAAGGTCGGTGACAACAATGTTGGCGTCCGGGCAAAACTCGCGTATGCGGGCAACGCTGGCTCGGAAGCACTGAATCCAAAGGTCGTCACAAACCATTTCTCTACCCCATTCAGTTCCGAGTGTCTGCATTATTTGGCGAAGCGACTTCCTGAGGTGTGGGATTTCTTCCTCTTTGGACGGCTGGTTAATTCCGTCTCGGTGATCGCGGTACGCTTGATGGCTATGCGTCAAGTTTCCCATCAGCACATGAATCATGCTTTTCAACGGGCCAGCAAATGCAATTTCATCCCATGAGCCATATTCCAATCCCTGCGGAAGCAGGCTGGCGGCAAGGTTTTTTCCCGATCCAGCCTTGCCGGTGAAGGCGATGATTTTTGGAGTTGGCTGCTCAATGATTTCGATATGCCTCCATTTGGCAAGCCAGTATTCAGCGGTAGCTCCAGTTGAATTTTTCCAGCCTCGAAGCATGTAAATGGCATCGCTTTTCAGTATGGCATCGACATCTCGCTTGAGGGCCTCATCAAGGAAAGCTGTATTTATTTGGCTCGCGGGGAATGTTTCGTGAAATCCAATAGCACGATCAAGGTCGGCTGGGGAAATGACGTTCCAGCCTTCTGCTATGAGTTTATCACGCGCCGCGTCGAATGCTGGGAAATTGAAAAGAGGGCAATTTTGCATTGGCCCTGCTATGTAGATGGTTTTTTTCATTGATAAGTTTTGGTTTTGATTGATTGGATTCTGGTGATTTTAACACCTCCGCCGCAGGTCTGGGAGAT